TTCTTCTGCTACTTAACAACATCAGGAACAATTCTTGAAGGTAATCAGCAAGCACTAAGAATCGAAGCTGAAAGAAACATTCTTTCTAAGCAAGATGTTATGTCTGTTGACTACCACAGTGCTTATCACGTTATGGGTACTAAGTGGAATGTTGCTGATGACAACCCAACTAATGCGAACTTAGCAACAGCTAACAAGTGGGCACTTACATATGATGCTGACTTAATTCCATTGGTTCAGTTAACAGTTAACTCACCTCTTGATACATCAACATATTAATCGTAAGATTAATTTGGTGGTCAATAAACCTCATCAATTATTGGTGGGGTTTTTTCTTTACGCTACAATAAAACTAAATTACTTTACTAATCGTGGCAGCTACTATAACAGCAACATTATCAAGTGCTTCTGCAAATAGCTATGTCACTTTGGCAGAAGCTAATAGTTACTTTGAAACTGTACCAGATTCTTCCACCTGGACAAATAAAACAGATGATCAAAAGAACAGAGCATTGATAGCTGCTACAAGATGGATTGATAGTTTTGTATTTTTTGGAGATAGATGTGATCAGAATCAGGCATTAAAATTTCCGAGAAATAATTATCAGGTAGATGATGTAGAACTAGCTTGTACAACAATTCCAAATAATATTAAATATGCACAATATGAATTAGCTAGAGCTTTGGCAAATGATACAGATGCAATGACAGGTAATGTAGGAACAAATGGAAATATCGCAGAAGCAAAATTAGGTGATTTAGAAGTCAAATATAATCTTGCTAGTCAAGGAACTGGTTCTGTTAATAATATTATGGATGTTTATCCTTGGTTACAAAGTTATCTTGGAAGTTATATGATTGGTGGAGCAGGTTCTTTTCAGATGAGAGTAGTAAGAGGATAATATGTCATTAATTGATACTATATTCAAAGGATTGCCAGAACAATTATTGAATACATTTGGTATTGATGTAACTTACTTAAAACATTCAACTTCACAGAATTACAATACAGCAACAGGAGAAGTTCAAGGTACTAATACTTCTGTATCTTTAAAGGCAATAATTAGTAATATGTCAGGCTCAGAATATGAAGGTAGCAGTCAATCAAATGATTTAAAAATTATTTTTGGAAATAAAGAGTTAGGTACATATTATCCAAAAGTTAAAGATAGCATTCAATATGCAGAAGATGGAGTAAATAAGGTTGCAAGAATTATCAGTATTAATACATCTAGAGGAAATAATCCTATACTTCATACAGTTATTGCGAGGCCACAATAATGGCAAGGGCAAGAAATGGATTACCAATATTTCTTAAAGAACTTGATCGTTGGGCTGCAAGTGTTGCATATACAGGACCTTTAAACGCAGCACAGGAAACTGTAACTAAGTTACAAAAGAAAGGACCAGTTTGGACAGGAGAATATTCTAATTCTTGGCAGATTACAGGTGCTGGTAGAACATCTTCTGGTACAAAACAACCAGGTGCTCCAGCCAAGATTAAAGTGCCAAGATTATCAGGAAAATCAGTTACAAGAGCTATTCTTGGTAAAGATAGAATTAGTTTTAACATTGTTAATACTGCTGATCATAAAGGATATGCAGAAGATAAAGTTCCTGGAAGATTTAAAAGATTTACTCCTGTACCAATAGCTGATCGTAGAAAATGGGTACGAACTGACACAGGCAGAAAACCAGGTGAAACATTAAGATATGATATTGGTGGAGGTAGTGAGGAAAGTGTTTCCAGTAGAACAGCACCCGTTGATTGGTTAACAAAGTTTGAAAAAGGAGGTGAATTAAATAAAACTGTTAAAATTGAATTAGATAGAGCTATTCAAAAAGTAAAAACAAGAAGTAAGGGTTTTAAATGAATTATCAAGGAATTAGATCAAAATTTGAAGCACCTATCAAGACAGCTTATGCAGCGTTATCTCCTGCTGTTCCTGTATTTTTTGATAACTTTGGTGATGTAACATCGGATGCTGATAGCGAATTTGTTTATGTAAATGTTCAATTTGGATTAACAACTGAAGTAGGTTTAACTTCTTCATTAGATAATGTAAGAGGAATTATTACTGTTAGAGCTTTTGCAGAAAAGGATAAAGGGCCAGCTAGAAGTCAAACTTTAATTAATACAGCTTTTACAGCTATTGAAACAATAAATAATACTGGACAACCTACAAGTGGTATTCATGTAAGAACTGGAGAGGTAACTGGGCCTACTTTTGCAGATGATAGACCTTTCTTTGTATCAACAATCGAAACAAATTTTCAAGCTACAGTAATTTCT